TCATCAGGCAAATAAACGTCTTTTTGAATGACATTTTGGTTTTCCTTTTGAGGAGCATTGCTAGCTCCGTTGTTTTTTGGATTTGTCTTAGGGAGCTTGTTCAAGGCTTCTGTGATAACATCAGACTTGCCTGAAATAGAAGACTTCTCTTGCTCAAGTTCAACTATTGAAGTATCATCTTGTTTGCAGGACAAATCCTTTGTTTCGTAGGCTTTTTGTGATGCTTTTAACGCTTCTTGGGCAGAGGTAAGGGCCACACCAAGGGTAGCCTTCTGTTCGCTTAAAGAGTGCGTTTTATAGCCTAGAAAAGAACATAAAAGAACGAGAATAGCTAAAGCTCCAAGTAGGAATTTCATGTTTTCTCATCCTCTTGCTTTTCTTCTAAACTAGGCGGATACCATAGCTTCTTCTGCTGAATGAAACGAGCACAAACACCAAGAAAGTTAAGACCAAAGACAATAAGAGCATATGTTGTCCCTGTCATCAGAGGTTCAACCAAACCCATCAAAGGTAGAATTTGCTCAACAAAAGTAAGAACAATAGCACTTAGATAAAGCCAGAAAGAATAGGTCTTTAACACTTGACGCCAATGGGGGACTACTTTAACATTTTTAATCATGATAAAAATAAATCCCTCTCAGCAATTCTTTGTCTTGTAAGGCCTGCAAGCACTTTGTCGTAGTAGGATTCACCCCTAAGCGTATAATATACTTTTCTGTCTATCATGAAAGAAATAGCTCCTTTTCTGCAAGGCGTCTCCGGGTTAGTCCAGCTAGAACTTTATTTCCAGCACGATTCCATCGTTCAAACTCTTTTGAAGCTCCGATGTAATCTGAAGCATTCAGCTTCTTAAGTAGTGTTGAGGATTTAAGATTACCTAACCCTAAGTTAAAGCTGAATGAGACAAGGGCATCAAACTGATTCCGATTCAACTCTACTTTAACAAGATCAGAAACACCTTTCTCGAATCTTTCCAAGTCTTTCTTTAGAAGTTGCTCTGCTTGTTCTTTGGTTATTGTCATACCCATTGAAACATGAGGACCAGTAGAACCATACCCAATGGTTGTAACACCAACAGAGTCTTTGTAGGCTTTAAGCTCTAATCCTTCAAAACTCTTAATAAGGTCAATACCTTTTTGACTAATTTTCATAATTCCCTCTTAAATAAAGCACTTCCTTGTGCTGTGAATCAATATTCGATGATAACCACACCATTACCGCCGGGGTTAGATGCTGTTACACCACCACCGCCACCTGCGCCAAATGCTGGAGTAGTTGTAATAGAAGATGAGGAGCCACGACTACCGCCCCCCATTGAACTAGTACCACCGTCGCCACTACCACCTGAGGCATCTGGGTAGATCACAGGGCCATCTGAACCATCCCCGCCTTTAAGATTGATCTGTCCGCCGGATGCACTACCACCAAAACCACCAGCAGGTGCTGTTGTAGTGTTGTATCTTACGCCGCCACCTCCACCCGAGGCATTAATACTGGAGTTGAATGAGGAAGGTCCACCAGCTTGTCCATTCGTATTACCTGTAGTTGCCCTAGCTCCACCTGCGCCTACTACAACCGGAACAGATGTAATACCTGCCAAAGAAACATAACTTATTGCCGTACCTCCAGCACCTCCACCAGCACCCCTTGTACCAGTAAGAGAGGGGCCTGAACCTGAGCCACCGGAACCACCACCACCAACTACAGTAACTTTAGCTTTTTTAAAGCCAAGGGATAAGACTTTAGGAACTGTCCATGTTTGTGAACTGGTGAGTACAACCACGTCGCTACTCATAAAATCAAGCCAGTTTGTTTGTGAACTGTCTGTTACAGGATTGTTATTTGTGTTTGTGGTGATACAAAGGTAGATTTTACCATTAGATCCTGTTACATAGCTCTTACCAGCTTGATACTCTGTAGCAGCATCCCATACAGCAATACCGTGTTGGTTGATGTGAGCAATAGCTAAATCTTGTTTATTTTGAATATAGTTTTCATACTCGTGAGGAGGAATTTCTTCAATCCACCCAGTACTGATCTTTACATCAGAAGGAGTTACAATATCTCCCGTCTCTGCCCATATTTTATTAATACCTGCCGGTTTATTAATTTCTGCCATTTATATCTCTCTTTAGTAAAAATTAGTTGTCAACATAAATAGCTCTACCAACACCGCCTGGGCCAGTCCCTGTGCCTCCCATTTTCACACGTTTCAATACAGGTGCTCCGGCCTGTCTAAAGAGTAAGTATCCCCACGAGTCATTATCAATTGAGGGGGCTTGTAAGCGGAAAGCTTCAGCTGTTGACCCGGTACCCATAATAAACATGCTGAGAACACTATCTTCAGACCCAAGGGTTTTTGTTAGAAGTCTAGAACGCAGAATGGCAAGGTGTTTAAGTGCTCCAGCTGTATCTGTCCCAGAAAGTTCTAATGCACCCCCATAATCATTCCCCGGCTCTAGTGCTCTAGCACGAACTGCCATGGGATAAGTTGCGGCGTTCGGCTTACCAGATGCAAATTCCTTAACGTCTTGAGAGTTACCTTGAATATTTTGTTGGAGCGTTGCAGTTTTAGCATTGTCGACTAACAATGTAAGTGGTGCCCAAAGTGCAATAATTCTTCTTGACGTAGTCAGCAAAGCATTGACTACAATCGTTTTACGAGTAGTTGCCGTAGAATTATTCAGCACCCCAATACCACCGTGGCCGAATTGAGCTTCAATCATAATGCACTCAGAGGCTGTCTCGATCCGTACAGCCACCGAGGCATTTGAGTTACTATTATAGAATCCAGGCTCAAGGAACTCTCCCCGAATCATGATGTCACTTGCGTTGTCTAGCAAGATGCAAGAAGGGAGTAGCTCACCATCTGCCCGTTCTTCTCTAGGGGCGTATGCATAAAGTCCTTCGATAATTACTTGGTGATGGTTTCGTATGGTGATGCCATGCTTACGAGCATTAAGATGTAACCCACTGATTAATCCACCAGGTTCAGTCAACTGTGATGATGGTTCAATGTCGTTATCATGCACTACGCCGAAGCCAAAGTTAGGACCAGCGATAAATGAATCAACAAGACGGAAATCTTCCCACCCACCCGGAGCGTTGTATAGATCGTCTAACCACACACCATATTCCCAACTACCATGGATATAAATATGACTTAGGTCTGATGAATAGCAAGCGTGCATATGGATCGCATACTCGGATGCAGTTCGTGCACCAAGAGTTCCGCTATAACGAGCAAGACAGCGGATGTTGCTTAGTTTAGGATGATACTTATCTGCGATGTAAATACCTTTCAACCAGTTGCCAGCACGAGCGATGTCACTGTGCGATTTACCGTATCCTGCAACCCAAAGATCGTCAAGAATTACAGACCATCGTGGTTGGTCACCATAACCGGGGTCACCTCGTTTGATAGCACTGTCAATTGTCAAAGCGATGCCGTTATTGGTCGGTGCATCCTCTGGTAAATGGGAAAGGAATGCCATGTGCCTCACAGCGAAAGCTTCCAAATTCTTACCGGAAGTAAGTCGGAAACAACCCGTGGTATTGGATGGCATGGCGACAATGAGGGTTTCAGCCGGACCATCCCCGACCAAGTTGATGCCAACAGCCCCTGTAAGTGGAGTACCAGCAGGTACCAAGTCACAGATAGCTTGTTGTGACATCCTATATTCACCAAAGGGGAAATGAATGTTAACACCAGCAGACTTACCTTTTACATAACTTTGTGCCCAATTAAATGCCAATTGGATTGCAGGATAATCGTCAGTTGTGCCGTCACCTGTCGCACCAAACCACCTGATGCTGACAGGGCTTGCATAGTAACGTTTCCACCTTCTACCGTCTGAGCCAACAATAATAATACCGCCATCGTCTAGGCTTGTGCTATCTGAGGGATCATAGTAGAATAAACCTTCGATGTTTCTAGCTAACACTCTGACGGTAGTAGCACTACCTGTATACGCTCTTAGTGTTGTGTAGTTAGAAACTGCCTTACTGTAAGCAAGAACATCGGCTACAGTGCCGCCATCCCATCCAACTTTGGTAGCACCTTTCAGAGGATCTGTGTTGTTAGCTAGATCTAATGCAAGTTGCCCACCGCCGGTATCAAGCATTTGTTTTAAGTAGGCTGTACGATTAGCAAGTTGTAAAGCTTGTACGTTAGCGTGTCCTGCTGATGGATTAGGTCCGGTAAAAGCAGGAGCACCACCCAAAGGAGGTGTAGTTTTTTCTAATTGAAAAATCCCCGCCTCATAGATTGGACTTTCTGTTAAATTAGTCATAGTGCTCCTTAATAAAGAATAATATCTATATCTGACTCATCAAATCTGTCAGAATAAGTTGGAACTGGGTTGTACATGTAGGGAAAATCGTAAGCGAAAGATACACCATCATAGGTAAATGACCAGCTAATTGGTTCATCTGTCCTTGTGTACTCACCAAATATAAGTCTTACACCTACAGTTTTAGGAATAAGTCTTGACGGATATCCACCAGAATCATCTACATAGTAGAGAAGGGCTTTTTCAAAGTCAGATAGCGGTCTATTGAAAAGTACCATCACTGTCGCAGGCTCTGTACTTGTATCCTCAATAGCAATAGTATCTTCAACACCAAATATAAGATTAATGGCTTGGATAAAATCTTCAGATGTAGATATTGTTGTATTTTTTAGAATCTTAGCTCTGATGAATGTTCTGTAAGTGTTGTCATCCAAAAGGACATTACCGCCTAAGGGCTTACCTAAACTCCACCATTTAGCACCGATATTTGGGTTTGTAAGATTACCGTAGCTACCTGCTTTCAAAGCCCCTTGGAAACCAAAGAACTCATAAAGATCCGCACTAAGTAACACTCTATCTTGACCTACGATACGTCCAATTACATTTAATTGTTCACCAGTTGCAGTGTCCAAACTCCTAAGTTGCATCAGATCTTGAAATGTCTTTTGCAGTGTTTGCATCTCAACTGTAAGTAATTGAAGGAATGCATCAAACACTGGAGCATTTTCAAGCTTGAATTGTTCTGTGGTGCGGGTTCTGGCTAATTCAAGATAATTGATTTCTTCAAATTCATTGGTAGCCATGTTTACACACCGTTAATTAGAATATTCGAAGCACTTATCGTTGCTAGTTGATCGAAGTTTATTACAATGTTAGATGTTCCTACTGGACTCGGAGTAGTTCCAATGGTTAGACTATCTACTTGGAAGTTTGGAACACTGTTAATAGGCGTGTAGAGACGAGAATAAATCACATCATCGCCAATACCTTGATTAGCATCAAAATATGCAATGATCGCAGATTTAATTTGGTCTGGACCAGTAGCAGGGAAATTAGGGTCGGCTGTAATATCTATAGAAATATAGATTGGGATAGGGTCAGGTCTTTGATAACCAATCACATGAGCATATCCTTGGCTGTCATAGATAGTTACTTGAGTATCACCAAAGCTTTGAATACCCATTGGCTTGTTTTCCCAAATCTT